TATCTGCGTATTGAAGATCCGTTAGATGCTATTGCACGTAGTGTCCAAACTACTATGGATTTAGCAGAGAACGAAGGCATTGTACCTAAAGACTATTTGTGTTATGGTAATACTAACAAGGTATGTCATAGTATTACCAATGGTAAGATTAGTCCTTGGATGTTATATCAGAGTAGTAGTGGCGTAAAGTTCTTAGATAGTTTAAATGAATCACAGGTCAAGATGGTTATTGACTATATCAATCCAGAGTTATGGAAGATTAAGTTTAATCGTGAACCAGAGAATGTGAAACAAGTTAAGGAGTTATTGAATGCTGGCGGGTACTAGAGTTCGTATACCTTGGAAAAAGGGAGATACTATAGATTGGGATGAAACCTGTGCTTGGGCGATAGAACAGTTTGGTTTGCCAGGAGATAAGTTTGAGACACACTCAACAGAAGATTATATGGATTTTTATTTCACCGATGAGTGTGATGCTATCTTATTTGAGTTGAGATGTGGTTAACGTGCGACAAGTAACATTGTACATTGATATTGATAGAACCTTGGAAATAGTACATGAGTTAAAACGTCACGGTTGGTTTATGGGTAAAGATTTTGATTTTGCGTGCCATAAACCAACCTATGATAACTTTAGTGGATCTAATTGGGAACCAGAACTAGAGAGGCATACTGTGTTTACTTTTTACAACGATATTAATGCAAGTTATTTTATGTTGAGGTGGGGATGATATATGAACATTATGACTATGATGCTGGATGGAAAAACACTAAACCCGGTTGGTATGAATGTACAGTACGTGCTAAACATCTTGTCAAATACAATGAAATAATTAAATGGTTAGAAAATAATATTGGCAAACACGAACGTCATTGTAGATGGTGCGTAACCGATGATGACCTAATCAGCTTTAAGTTTAGATATGAAAGAGATTATATTATGTTCACATTGAGGTGGAGTTGATGGCAACAATACCTCAAATACAAGACTATGATGATGACGATCCAGAAATAGATAAACGAAAGAATCGTTGGAACTATTGGGAAGCATTGAAGAAAGTTCGTAAAGAATATATGGAACAAAATCGTGAGTTTGACGCATATGATTTTGAAGATTATCTTACTGGACAATATGGCTTAAAGATGAACATAGTCAATGGTAACATAACGGATGGTTATGAGATTGTTGATGAAAAGAAGTACCTAATATTTTTATTAAAATTTCAATGAACAATACACCCTTTCCCATAACATCTTTACAAAAAGGTAAATTTCTAGTATCATGGCCTAAGTGGGGCAACATTAAAACGTTTGATATTAAGAAAAAACTGTTAGATGTGCTATTTGAAGATATCGGTAGTGATGAAGTTGGTATTAGTATTTCGATTGTAAAATACGAACTTGATATTATGTGGATTACATTAAACACTTGGGCACAAGACGTTAATGGAGAATATGCTAGATACCTAGAAGATATGTATGAGATTAAAGGTGTAGCATTCAATAGTGAAAATGAAGCCTTAAAGCTACAAGATTACTTAGAGAAAAAATATATTTGGAAAACATTACAGGCATAATATGGCAAATGATATAATGATTGATATTGAAAGTTTAGATACAACACCTAACTGTGTTATCTTAACTATTGGCGCAGTAAGATTCGATCCTAAGGGTAGTGGTGTAGTTGAACGTTTAGAGTTGAGACCTACAATTGAGGATCAAACAGAAATTTATAATAGGAGCATAAATGAAGATACATTACGTTGGTGGAGTGAGCAGAGCCCTGAGGCACTTGAAGAAGCTATGGGAGATAGCGGACGACTACCATTTGCTGAATGCATGGAGATCCTTTATAAGTTTTGTTGGAACCGTCGTGCTGTCTGGAGTAACGGTGCTTCCTTCGATTGTGTCGTTATGGAGTCTGCTTGGCGGCAGGTAAGTGACAAGCCTAATCCTATCCCCTGGCCTTTCTGGTCTATTAGAGATACACGAACATTGTTTGAAATAACAGGTGTCAGTCTCAAAGATGGTGGACATACCACAAGTCACAAGGCAGTAGAAGATGCCGAAAGACAAGCAATCGTTGTACAAAAAGCTTATACTAAACTTATTAAAGCAGAACTGGTAGCACCACCAAAATGAGAATTGATTCAGATATTGACATTGACTTTGGTGATAGAGATAAGTTATTACAACTTATCAAACACACCCCTGCCGCTATGCGTAATGCTAACCCCATGCGTAAACACGCTACTGGTGTTTATATTACAGAGATACCATATGACCCGGTCAATGATATGGCGGCAATTGATTATGTTGTAGCAGAACAGCGTGGATATTTTAAATTAGATTTGTTGAATGTTCACGTTTATTCACAGGTACGTGATGAGTTGCATTTAGCAACATTGATGCGTGAACCTAACTGGGATAACTTAAATAAAAAAGAGTTTGTTGAGAAGTTGATTCACTTGGGAAATCATTATCAATCATTACAGAAGATGCCTAGTTCTGTTGATAGTATCCCTAGACTAGCTATGTTTTTAGCATTGATTAGACCGGCTAAAAGACATTTGATTGGTCAATCTTGGTCTGAGGTATCAAAGACTATATGGGATAAGAATACTGATGGGTATAGTTTTAAAAAAAGTCACGCTGTCGCATATGCACATTTAGTAGTTGTCCATATGAACTTGTTAGAAGAAGCTTAAACGATTCTTTTTACTAGAGTAATGCTACGGCGTTTACTTCTACGTTTGTTTAGTTCAGATATGCTACATATTGGACCATGTATGATAGTTAAGCTTTTGTTATTAAAAGTACGAAGATACGGCTTGAATATAGTCCATTCTTCTTTTAAGAATAAGTTAATAGGTATAAGTCTATTACTCTCCCACCACCAAACATCACCTAATTCTAAGAATCTTTCTTTAACAATATTATCCATTATTGCCCCGTAATCGTAAATAGTGGTTACTATATCATCTCTATTTTGAACTATACCAACATAATCTTGGTTGGCGTGCGAACATATAGTTATGAACGGGTGGTTTACTGTTAGTTTATTGAAAAATTCGTTTGTAATCATTGTTATTCTTATTACCGAAATATTTATCACAGGAAGATATGGCAATATATTTTGATAAATATCATTATGTACTCAACTCAAGTTTTCGTCTATACTCAAAGACAAATCGTTATACTTTTAACAGGATTTTCCCCAAGGAGCTATATGCCTCAGTATGCCAAACCACTTACACTTAATAAAGGTGTAGATAATCAGATTCAGTTTCAGTTCTTAAACCAAGAACAAAAACCCGTAGATATTACAGGAAAATCAATAACCTGCAGAATTATCAACTATGAAGGTAATGTGGTCCTATTACAAAAAGCATTAACATTGCAACTACCCGCAACTGGTATTGCCGCATTGTTTTTAAACTCGGCTGACCTAGCAAGTATTGACGCACAGAAATGTTATTATTCATTAGAGATTCCTGTAGGTGAATTTGATTACCCTGTATTTGTTGATAGTAATGCAGGAGCACGTGGTGATATGAATATTGTTAACAGTGTACTACCCAGCTTTATTCCATCAATGCCAATCAGCATCCCAACAGGACAAGACTTTCCTAACCTACATCCAGATGGTAACGGTGAAAGCAATATAACTTATTACACCAGTGTAGTTGATACAAATGATAGCTCAATATTGACCCTGCAAGCACAATATAGTGATTTTTATGGCAACGTTGTTATTGAAGGTTCTACTATTGTTGATGGTGATTGGTATCCTATATTGACCGATACTTATACGGCTGCGACTGATACAAAAGGTTATGTAGTTCAAGGTTATCACCCATATGTTAGAATGCAATTTGAAAGCAATAACGGTGCAGTAACCAATATATTATCAAGATAATCAACCTAATCTATTGTTTATCTCTGGTAGTTGTGTTATACTACATAGATGTTTGATATCCTATCAATAATTCCCGGTAAAAAGAAAATCACGCACGGTGGATGGAATAGTTTTAATGCTATCTGCTGTAGCCATCGCGGGCATAAAACTGATACACGTGGGCGTGGTGGTATTAAGTTTGATGGGCAATTTAATTGGTCATATCATTGTTTTAACTGTGGGTTCAAATGTGGGTTTATGTTAGGTAAGAGCATTACACAAAATACAAAATATTTGTTACAATGGTCTGGTATTGATAGTACTCAAATAAGTAAATGGAGTTTAGAAAGTTTACAACATAAAGATTTACTAGACTTCACTAACTTAAAAAAACAAAAATCAAAAATAAAATTTAAAGAACATACATTGCCTGAAGGTGAGTTAATCGATATTAATAACTCATTGCACAAAGTATACATTGATTATTTGTCTGCGAGGTCGATAAATTATAATGACTACCCGTTCTTAGTTACACCTAATGACACTGGCAGACAGTCAAACAGAATCATTATACCTTACACTTATAACAATAAGATTGTAGGGCATACGAGCAGATTCTTAGATAACAAAATCCCTAAGTATATTAACGAGCAACAACCTGGCTATGTATTTGGTTATGACTTTCAGAAACCCGATTGGGAAGTATGTTTGTTAGTTGAAGGTATCTTTGACGCATTAAGCTTAAATGCCTGTGCGTTAACACACAATACAATCAATGACGACCAAGCACAGATTCTAGCACAACTTAATAAACGTATTATCTTTATTCCTGATAGAGATAGTACAGGTTTAGAAACGTGTGATAGAGCATTAGAGTTGGGTTATAGTGTTAGTATTCCTAATTGGGATGACGATGTTAAAGATGTAAATGACGCGGTAGTTAAGTATGGTAAGTTGCCTACATTACTCAGTATATTGAGTAGTGCAACAACTAGTAAAATCAAAATAGAACTACAGAGGAAGAAAATTGAAAAAAGATTACGAAAATAAAAAAGATTACGGTATTGAGATGCAAAAGATATTTTTGCGTGTTATGATTACTGAGGCTGAACTCTACACTAGAGTTATGAACATTTTAAATAGTGAGAACTTTGATAGGTCATTAAGACCTATCGTAAATCTATACAAAGAACACACTACAAAATATAGTATTTTGCCCGACCCCACACAGATTAAAGCAATCACTGGGCAAGATATTGATATTATTGCTAACTTTAGTCCTAATCAATTTGATTGGTTCTTGGATGAGTTTGAAGCCTTCACTAAACGACAAGAGTTAGAACGAGCTATTCTAAAAGCCGCAGACTTACTTGAGAAGGATGATTTTGGCCCAGTCGAAAAATTGATTAAAGATGCAGTACAAATCAGTTTACAAAAAGATATGGGAACTGATTATTTCTATGACCCGGCAGCACGTATCAACAAATATTTTAATAGCGGTGGACAAGTATCAACTGGCTGGCCACAGATGGATCGTATCTTGTATGGTGGATTCAGTCGTGGTGAACTGAACATCTTTGCAGGTGGTAGTGGTTCAGGTAAATCATTGGTTATGATGAACATAGCATTGAACTGGTTGCAACAAGGTATGAGTGGTGTTTATATTACATTAGAACTTAGTGAAGAACTAACATCATTAAGAACAGATGCTATGTTGACCATGATGGGTACAAAGGCAATTCGTAAAGATATTGATACTACAAGTCTTAAAGTAAAGATGATTGGTAAAAAGTCAGGACAATATCGTGTTAAGGGTTTACCTGCACAAAGTAATGTAAATGATATTCGTGCTTACTTAAAAGAAGTACAAATACAAACAGGTATTAAGATTGACTTTGTGATGGTTGACTACTTAGACTTGGTTATGCCTGTTTCTGTTAAAGTTAATCCTAACGACCAGTTTATCAAAGACAAGTATGTTGCTGAAGAACTACGTAACTTAGCTAAAGAGATGGGCATATTGATGGTGACTGCAAGTCAGTTGAATCGTAGTGCAGTAGATGAGATTGAGTTTGACCATAGTCACATTGCTGGTGGTATCAGTAAGATTAATACTGCTGACAACGTGTTCGGCATCTTCACAAGTCGCAGTATGCGAGAGCGTGGAAAGTATCAGATTCAATGTATGAAAAGTCGTAGTTCAACTGGTGTAGGACAAAAGATTGACTTAGATTATGATATTGAGACTATGCGTATTAGTGACAGTGATCCTGATAATCAGAATAGTTATACTCCTAAACCTAGTGCTAA